TTGCTAGTTTTTGCGCTTCACTGACCGAGCCTGTAGCGCGAACAAGGCCAGCCAAAGCAGGGCGTAGCTCATCATCGGTTACGCCTAGCAACCTGCCCTGTGCAGAAATAAAATCCTCAACACCAGCGACCTGTGCATCGGTTGCGCCAGTGGTTGCTTTAAGTTGGCGTGACAATTCAGCTTGCGATGCAGCGTCCTCGATTGCTGCTTTAGTAGCGTCACCGAGGGCAACAGCTAAACCAGCCACTGCTGCAGCTGCAGGTAGCGCTGCCTTCTTGAGGGCGAAATTTGCCTTGGCTCCCACGGTGCTGAGGCTCTGAAATTCCTTCACTGCACGGTCAATTCCCTTCGAATTGAACTCGCTTACGATTGGTATGTAAACAGCCATTAGCCGAGTGTCCTGTTCACCTGATTGAGCACTTGCTCAATGGCCTGCAAAATGTCTTTAGTGGCTTGGCCATAGATGTATTCACGCTGTCGCCACATGCCACGCTGGGCAGGGCCGTAAGCCATTGTGAGGTAACTCGAAAATTGGCCTGTGTCGCCACGCAAACCTGCCATGTCAAAAATGGCACCACCGGCATCTTTTTGAATAAGCGTCACCAGTGGGAACGAGCCACGCTGGCTACGGCCACCCACCTGAATGGTTACACCCTTGCGTACTTTCTTAGGGTCATACGCAAGACGACCTGTGCCTTTCTTAGATGGCCCCATGCCCGACAATGGAGGCACGCCAGGGTAAGTCTGAGCCACGCGACTCACCATCTCAGCGCCACTAGCTTTGATCTGGTTCACGGCCTTGAACTTGGTTTTACTGTCAATCTTTTGTAGTTCAGCCAGCGCTGCCTTTAGGCCGTAAATCTCGGTGCTTGCTGTAACGCTCATTTGGCCTTTTTCCTCTGCTCATTGATAATACTAATGCAGGTGTTCAGGTCGGGTACATCAAACTCTATTTGTGGTGGCCACCAGCCACACTCGACTAGCAGTGTTGCTAGGGAATGTCGGTAGGTGCCACCTCGGTAGGGTTTGCATCTGGTTGCTCAATTACTTCTAGATCTACAAGCTGCTTTATAAAATCATCGAGCATGAGAGGCACTGTTACTGAGCCTTGCTGTTTGCTTGCCTCGTGAGCCATATAAGCCAAGTCCTCAATACCGAGGCCACCTTCTTGGATTTGGCTAATTTTGCGTTTGTATTTACGCTCCCACATAACAATGGTGTAAAGGTTCGTGGTAACTGTGTAGTCACCCGAGCCGATGTTTACTCGCATGGTTAGTTGCATGTCGGGCCTGCTTTCTATTTAGGGTTTAGGGCGATGTAATGTCGCGTGCGAATGTGCCACCGGTGAATGTCACCTCAATCATTGAGAGCTCACCATAGGAGCCTGTGATTGGTGTGAACGATGACAGCATTGCATTGGTGATGGTGTACTCAGGGTTAGACGCTGACTCTGTAGCACCTGCAGGTGAAAGTACAAGCACTGAGGTACCTGTACCTGTTGCAGCGAAAAGGGTGGCTTCAACAGATGATGCACCATAAGCAGCGTAAAGCGTGAGGGTTACCTCTACGGCCTGCAAGCCTTTTACAAACACATGGCCTGCATCGCCGAAGCTGGTGGACTCAAGCGAGTCGTAGCCAACCGTCAATGTGGCAGATGAGCAAAGCGTAGTTAGATCAACAATGGAGCCACCTGTGGCTGGGTTGAGGGTCACTGTTGGATTGGTGAGATAGGTGGTGGTGCTCGTGGCCATTTTCAGTCCTTTTGTGTTAGGTGTTGTCGGCCACCAGTGATGCTTTTATTATGTCAGATTTTACTAGGGCAGGTGAGCATTATAGGTATGCAGCCTGCAGAGATATTTGCAGATCATAGGCAGGGAACTCTTGCCCACCGATACTGGCAAGCCCTGGCCTGCCATCGGTCACGGCAACATTCTTGTCAAGTAGTGCAGCTGCGATTGCAAGCAATGGCCTGAGCGTATCTAGGTTGCCTGGCCCTATACCGATGACGCGCACAGGAAAACGCATAGTGACGATTTTGTTATTGAAAGCTTCAAAGGTAGGAGCATCGATAAAGCAACAGTTGCTGTTGAGGTTGCGAGGGTCTGTCACTACTCGCAGGCCTGTGATGGTGGCAAGGGTGGTGGCTAGGTCGTCTATGGCCTCATTGAATAGGTCTGTGTAAGCCATTACGCAACAGCAGGCCTATCGATACCTAGCAACTGTTTCACCATCGGTGTGAACGCATTGGTGGTGATTGCTTGCCCCATTGCATCAAAGCTTGCAAACTGGTCAATGCTGCCACGCTGACGGAAGTAAGCGCCAGCCAACATGATTGTGCCGAGCGTGCAATCGCCAGATGGGCTAGTGCTAAGGCTGTCGTAATACCCTGCTTCTTGCCTACGCCGATAGGCAACCTGGTTACCGGCAGAAACGCACTGTGCAAGAAAGGTTGTCTCATCAGCACTAGGGCTAGTAAGGCCAAGCCATAACTGCACATTGGCGCTACTTACCCAGGTGCATGTTTGCGTGTAAGTAAGGGTGCCAGGTGGAATTGCTGCAGAGCGTTCTAGATCACCATCGGCATCATAAAACATAACCTGATTAGGTATCGGCTCGTTTGCGTCAAGTTGTATGTCGCCTTCATCGCTTACACCTACAAAAAGGTATTGAGGCAATGCGTAAACAGTGTGTGTGCCGTTTAGGTTGTGGCCTACACCAGCAAGGGTAATTGATTCACCAATGGCAATGTCGGTTGCCTCAAGTGTTTGCACAACAGCGTAATCATTTAGACGCTGATGAAAAATGACTGTGTATGTAGCCATGAGTGGCTATCGCCTTTCGGGTTAGGCGACTACGATGCCTTGAATGAAGCTTGATTTCGCCACGAATGTAGCGAAGTACTGATGAATACTCAAGGTACGACCCAATGTAGATGGGTTTTCGAAGCTCTGCAAAGTAGCCCCAGATTCGTAAATCTCGAAGCCTGGCGCGTACACAACAAGCATGGTGCCTGATGCAAAGTTGTTATCAACTACAACAGTGAGGCCGAGCACATTCATGCTGGTGTATTGCATGCCTGAAACATTGCCAATTGAGTTGGTGGTCATCATGCCGTTGGCGTTGTAACCAAACAACGGACGCTTGTCTGCATCGGTTTGACGGCCAAGCAATTCCCATACATCTGGTGACACGCACAAGTGAGTTGGGAAGTAGTTGCTGTCCTCAGCGATTTCGCGTGCTGCGTCATACAGTGCGCTAATCAATGTGGTTGGGTCTGCTGCCGTTACTGTCCAAGTCGAGCCTGATGCTGTTTTACCAGCAACAAGTGCATCGGCTGCGATGTCGTCCGTTTTGATGAGCACCTGTCCACTGAGGTCATTCAATACGAGTTGCAAAGCGCTCGGGTCTGTAAAGTCAATGTCTTGCTGTGAAAGCGTGACCTGGCCAGCAACAGTTTGCTTAGTAACCGTGTTGGAAGCAATAACCATTGTGGTGGCTGATACTGCATCAAGCTGGTTGGTCTGAACGGCTGCACTGGTGTGTGTCGTAATTGTTGGGCGAATGAACTGGCGAGATGGTGACGCTGGCATAGCGCGAGCGCCAAATGCTGTGACCACAGGGCGCACAAAGTTTAGATCTTGGAACAGGGGCCCAAGCACATTGAGGTTCAAGAGGCCTGGCGTGTCACCTGTGACGATGTCGCCAGCTGCAGCTTGCAATGCTGTTTGGCTACGGCGCTGTGCTTGCTTAAAAGCATCAGTTACTTTGTTGTATGTGTCGCCACCGATGTGGTATGCAGCAAGCACTTCGGCTGCTGATGGCATAGCAAACTCGCGCTTAGGCTGAGCAAAAACTGTAGATGCTTCGATGACTTCTGGGGCTGGTGTTTCTGACACTGGAATCTCCTGTGGTTCTAGGGGTTCAGGAGTGTCGGCTTCCTCTTTTGTATTATCGCTTATTTCCCCATTTGATGTGGGGATACTCGCTGCTACATCTGTGATGCTAGCACTAGCGCCAAATGCGCCGTGTGAAACTAGCGATAATTCTGTCCAGGCTGCTTTTTCAATCAGCATGACTCCAGCTTCGTTGTAGCTGAACTCTAAAGGCGTAATTCCAACACTTACCTGGTCATAGACATTCTCTAAAGCGAGCTGTAGCGATTCCTCGCCGAGCACGGTCTTAGCTACTCGAGCCTGAAACAGCATGCCCTCTGGAGTGTCCTCTCGAGCAATGACTGTGCCAATTACCTTGTCAGCCGAGTGGCCTACAAAGAGCTTTGGGTTAGGGCCATCAACAGGTAAAGCGCCAGGTGACAGCATGATTTCTGTGCCATCGCTCACTACTGCAGTGACGTTATAGGGCGCTGCAATACCGGTAATGGTTCTGCTTGGGGTACCATCGGCTGCTGCTGCATCGATGCTTATTGCTGTGGCGTTGAACCTGATCATGCTAATTCCTCTTGGGTGTTTTCTTGGGGCATGTCGGGGCTGTCCATTTTATCTGCTGCGTAATTCTCGATAAGGTATTCATCTGCATCAAACTTTACATAAGTTCCTCTAGGCAAAACATTGTTTTGGCTAAGTGTTGCTGCAATGCAATCGGCGTAAGCCTTGACACCAAAAATGTAAAGGTCTGCTCTGGCCTGCTCAGATGATTGGTACGAGTACGAGCCTGTGCTTACGCCCACTAAATAGGGGGGCACATTGGTGAGGCGTGCACACTCGAGAGCCTGGTAGTTGGCTGCATCAATCAAAAGCATTTTGTCGGGGGTTGCTGTTGTCTCGGTGTAACTCAAAAACTCGTTGAGTGCAGCTGTCTGATTGGTGGCGCGTGCAGCGTTGAACGCTGACGCTAAATCAGCAAGCTCGGTGGCGCTCAAAGGTTCGCCACCTGTTTGCTTCAAAACACCAGCAGGTATTGACGATTC